ACCAGTTCGCGACTAATACTATCGCTTGCAGACGAGAAATCAACAGTAGCTAGGCGGCCGTGTTTAGAGGCCGCTTTTGCGAGCTGTTGGTTCCTGTCCTGATAATTCAGGTCGATCCCTCGCCTTTGAAGCCGACGGCGAATCATGCTTCCGATCGATTTTTGTAGCCAGAGGTTTATTCCTGGCTCGACCGCGATAACACGATCCGTCTTCGAGTTCTTAGGCACAGTGACTATAGAGTTCCCTACCTGAAGGTTAAAACACTGTTCGCCGAATTTCTGCGTCAAGTGCTCAGACCAACGGGGGTAAGCGGCTGGAAACCAGTCGCGAACAAGGGAGTACAAATCACGTGTTATCCCATTTTCACAATGGAACTTGTTGACCGACGAGACATGCTCACCCTTTAGCAGGGTTGACACGCCAGGTCCCCAATCAGCCAACTCGACAAACTCTTCCGGTTGGTAGTCGCCAAGGATATCCGCAATTTTCCGAATGGTAGCATTTAGCAACCAAACGTTGGGCCCGTGGTAATTCGGGTCCAAAGCAAGATTCCGAAAACGACTATTAGTTTGCTTACAAAGCTCCTCATACTGAAAGAACTTTTTGTACGCGGCCTGCTCTTTTGAGACCGCCAACTTAAAGAAGTCAGCTTTACTCAGGAAACAGTACGCGGCGTAAGCATCTCGAAATCCCCAAGGGTCATTATAATCCAAGGGGTCAATGTCCAGGTCGACCAGCTGCTGGTGCTCTCCATTACTGTAGAGCAACCAAACAGCCAGCGACTTAGGACAATCGAGAGCGGAGAGAAAATCGAATATGCTGGTGTCAGTATCTGACTTGGCCACGTGGTAGGTCTGAGCTAGTTTTACCAGCTCAGCATTACGCTTCTTTGAAGACATAATTACTTGCCCTCTTTCTTAGTATGTCTGCGCTGGGAACAACTCGAGTATACTCGGGTTGATCTCTCGGCCGCCCTTAGGGTACATCTGAAACTCACGTCTCAGGTCGCACAATGGGCGTTCCGAATTATACTCACGGAGATCTTCCGCCACCAGCACTTCTGCTAGTGGAACGAGAAAATAGCGCCTCTTCGAGTAGTGCCCGAAGACCCCATTCTGGATCCCCCGATGCACAGCCATGAGACTTCTAAAATCGAAGACTCGGGCAAGCAGCGAGAAACCATAATTGGGAAAACCTACGGACTCAGCTACGAAGAGAGTGAACTTTAAGTTCGACATTTACAACTCCTTTAAGGATGTTAAGAAAGTAACCCGATGTCACTGATCAAGTGACAGAAATCGGTTAATACACCGATTCGAAGGACTGGACAGCGGCCGTGATAACGGCGTTAGCCAGTGCATTCTTCGTATAAGCCAGCAGATCATTACGCTGGCCCAACGTCGAACGCTCCGGAAGGACCATCTCGAGGGAGGCAGTCAGGTTGTACGCCAATGTCGGAGCCGGTTGAATACCGGTCGACGTCGACGGACTAGTGACTTCCAGGACAGGTACTACCACCTTCGCGGCCACCTTGTAATTGCGGCTCGTCTTTGACGGATTCCGCATCGAAAAGGTGACTACGGGAAAACCGAGCGCGATACCGCCGCTCCGGTCAGCCCATTTCGCGACGCCAGCCTGGTCAATATTGACTGGGTTAAAGGTGTGATTGACGGGGGTCGCTTGACCATCCGCCAAAGTCAATGCTGCTATTGCGGTCATTGTATTTACTTCTTGAAAGTTTGAGAAATGAGTGCGATGGCATTTAACGCATGTCCCATGGACAGTGGGTTTTTAAACGTGGGGTACATAACGGTGGGAAAGTCTCGAAGAGACGTCCTCGTCACGCGAAATCCTCGCTTGATACCAACTGCATCACAGGTATAATAGTCTAAGCCATCGTACCGGTCTTTGCACGTAAACTTCCGTACAACGGTGGTCCGTTCAAATACAGTTTTCGCCCCTTGCAAGAAACTCAACCCTAAGGTTGCGTCAATTGACGAGAGGTAATTACCGATCGGCACGAACCAGTCGACGACGAACGAATACGGCAGGAGTTCCCACGCCAAAACCGCTGGGTTGGAAATACCAACCTGCGACAAGGTATGAAGAGCCTCCGTGGTCGTTGAGTAATAGAGGGTGTACTTAACCTCTACCTCAGTCGTAATAGTGTCCTCGTAGGGTATGCTTTCGCTCACCCCAGTAACAACACGAGTATACGACCGCTTGGCACTGGCGACGGCCTTCCCCTTTGACTCTGCATAGAACTTCTGAGCCAAAAGCTCAGCAGAACCATACACGTCATTGAGTAATGGCTTCCACCCGTACTGCAACTCGAGCCAGCTATTGGCAATAGCCTTATGCTGGGACTTCTCGAAACGCTTTCGGTAAGTCCTGAGGGCTCTAGAGCCCGCATGGACGCCGAGAGCGTCAGCCGCACCGGCCAGATTACCTTTCCGCAAATGCGAATAGGCAGTTGCCAACTTCGTCGCTGTTTCGGCGATAAGGTTAGCAGTCATCTTCCGCTCGGCGAACGCTTGGGCAAGGTTAACAGACTGATCTTTTAGTTTGTTTCTCACCTTCGTGGTCGCTTCAGCATCAACAGATGACCTGTCCAGATCTGCTACCCAATAATCGGGTATGGACCAAGATAACGAGCCAGGGCTGAGGAAGCCCACTCTTACGAGTGGATACCTCTTATCAGTCCTATATCGTGACCATGATCCAAAGGGCATCGTGCTTGTCGAACCCACATAACTAAATGGATTCATCGGTAGGGATTTACCCTTCCGATTAGCGCGAAACCCCGGAGTGTTAACAGACGTCCGCGTAAACTGCTTATTCGACGAACTGTGGTTTAACTTCGTTTCAGTAATCTTCACCGACGGTGGCCCAGAAGGCCCCCAATCGTAGAGATACTGGCGACAGTCACCAGCAGTAGTCTTATTTACAGTCTCAGTCGGCACGTCATATACTCCAAGCAGTTAACGACTCGTGGAACTTACCACGGGAAGTGGGACCTCATGTCCCTGGTGTTACTACGGAACCAGTGTAGTAGCACCCGGCCCAGATGGGCCGGCGCTCACGCGTCTAAAGGACCCCTATCACCAAATCTTCCGGAAACTGTCAGTCAGACGCTTGTCCCAACGTTCAGCCAACCGAAGCAGAAAGATGCCCACGAAGTGGACTACTCCCGCTCCGAAATAGCAAAAACGCCAAAACAAGATCTTCATGACAGCTCC